TCAGTTGTCGTTCAAAGACAAGATGTAGATGGTGCTAATTTAGTTGTTAATCTAATTGGAAAATATAATTCATTAGGTTATAGATTAGGTAAATCAGTTCAGTTGAATATTGATAGTAAAAATTATTACTCTATGCCTCTTAAAAATAATTCACTACAAAAAGCAGAAGCAGATAATGTAGAAGATGGATTACCTCTTATGGTTTGTGATTATAGATGGTGTTGGAAACCTAATGTAGATGATAATGGTAATAATGCTGTATTGGGTATTACTAATAGAAAACTAAATGGTGTTGAAGAAAGTGCTGAATGCGGAACACAGAATTGGACTGGTATTAAACTTTCTAATGCTTTCGGTCAAGGTAAAAGAGTAAGTAATCTTCCTATGATTTATAGTGAAGATATTACACAATCATTAGGAACTGATGGAAACCAGAGAAGGTTGAGATTTTTTGTAAAAACACAGAGAGTATGTAATATTTCAAGTGGAATTGTAAATATTGTTGAATAATTGAATTTTATGTGTATGTATAAGGAACTCAAAAATTTATATAGATTTTCCTTAATAGTTATTAAGGATTTTATTAATAAAATATTTTTATCTAATATATTATTAATAATGCCCTACCAGATAAAAAAAGTTGGAAAAAAATATAAATTATATAATCTACATAAAAAGGTATTTGTGAATAAAGAATTTAATTCAAGAGAGAGTGCTATTAGTGCTGGAAAAAATTATATGAAATACAGAAAAGAAAAACCAGTTTTAGTAGGAAATAAAATATTAAATAAAAATAAAATATAATCTTATTATAATAATGAGTTATACTATTACAGCATATACCAGAAGAAGAGCAAAAGCATTAGGGGTTCAAGTGAAGAGGAGTAAAAATCCTAAAAAGAAATTAGATGTATTCAAAGATGGTAAGAAAGTGGCAAGTGTAGGTGCTATTGGTTATGGTGATTTTCCTACCTATACCAGAACAAAAGGTAAGGAATACGCAGATAAAAGAAGACGATTATACAAGATAAGACATAATAAAAATAGACATAAAAAAGGAACTAATAGTTATTATGCCGACCAGTTGCTTTGGTAAAAAATATTTAAATTATTCATAATATCTAACTAATATATATTATGAATTCAACAGCGAGTAATGTTGTTATGACTGGCGAAGGTTATGGATATGCTACAATTATTTTGGGTGTATTATTTGTTTTAAGCGAAGTATTACCATTTGTTAAAAAACATAAAGGTAATGGTGTATGTGATACTTTGGTTTGTATGTTGCGTGGTTCAAGTTGTTTGGCAACTAAATTAGCAGATGTTATAGAAGAGAAAAAAGGTGATGAAACTGCTGATGAAAATGTATAAATTTATTTTAATATCTTTTATTATTATATAGTAAAATGGCGAGTTCAGTATATAGTGCTTACGCTCAATCAGCAGGTGAAATTAATAATAATTTAGCGTCTTTTAGAGAAGATGTAGATAATGTAAAAGCAGTCAATAAGCAGTTAGAAGCAAAACAAAAACAACTCATTCAAGGTGCTTACCAGAAAACAGATTTAGATGCCTTACGAGGATTAGGTGAGGAAGTTGGTATTAGAACTTTTAAAAAGTATGGTGGTAAAGCATTAGATTATGTAGATAATAGATTTTTAGGTGGAAAGATTGAAAGTGATACAGAAGGTTTTAAAAATATTCTCAAAAATAAATTTAATCAGTTAAGAGGTAAAGCAGAAACAACAGCAGATGATTTAATGGGAAGAGGAAGAAATGCTTTTAGAGAAGGTGAAGGAAGATTAGATGGTTTGAGAAATAGAATTAATGAAAGAATTAGTGGTGGTGGAGAAGATGCTGATGGTGATGTAGAAATGAATGAAATTGGTGGAGGTAGTGGTAATCAAGAAGGTGGAGAAGGATTTGAAGCAGATGGAACTGAAACCATAGACGCATTAGATGACCCTGCTAATGTTGATGATGAAGCGATGGGTGATATGAGTTTTGAAGATTTTATGAACCAGTTTAGTGTTCCACGCACAGAAACTGGTG